CAGGCTCGTTCTCTCTCCCTTCAAATGCAGATTGAGCGTGACGCTGCCATCAAGCAGATTGAAGAGGCTCAAGGCCACGAGTCACAAGAGCAGGGCGGCGGTGACATTGAACTGCTCAAACAACAGCAACTGGACGAACGTGAGCGCATGAAAGTCGAGACGCAGCAATCGACTGAGCTTCAGAAGGAAGCGATGCGGATTGCTGGTCAGATCGAGATTGCCCGCATCAATTCGGCGGTCACGGCTCCCGACGCTCCTACGGCCGGCAACGAGGCCAACGACATCATGATGAGATTGATGGAGACGCAACAAGCGCTGCTTGAAACCATCTCGCGCCCGAAGATGATTGTTCGGGACGCTGAAGGCCGCGCACTGGGCATTCAATAACGATGTACCGCGACCGAGTCAAAGACACTACGACAAGCACTGGCACAACTGCCATCACGCTTGCCGGTGTTGCGCCAACTGGATACCAGACGTTCGCCACGGCGTTTGGTGCGTCCAGTCAAACGGTCGCGTACTGCATTGCAGATCAGACGGGCGCGAATTGGGAAGTTGGGACAGGTGTATTCAACGGCACGACGGGTATCACCCGCACGGCCGGGAACGTTCTCGGCGGCAGCGCTGGGGCGGGCGTGCTGGTTAACTTCCTCGCAGGCACAAAAGACGTTTTCTGCACCGCCCCCGCTACATATCTCTTGCCATTCACAAGCACCACCCAAGGCGTAGTTTCGGCGTCTGGTGGCGGTACTACAAATTACCTTAGAGCAGACGGAACGTTTGCCGTACCACCCGGAACAGTTACCACCCCAGCGGGATCGACGACGCAGGTTCAATATAACAACGCTGGGGCGTTTGCCGGGAATGCAAATTTCACCTACACCTCAGCAACAAATACTTTAACTGTAGGTAATATTCTTGGCTCTGGCGCCGCAGTAGGTGGCGTGGCCCCAACGCTTCTTATTCAGCCGAGGGCACCGTTAGTAACAGAAACGGCTGGCGCTCTTCGTTTAAGTTCACAAGTGGCACAAAAGGCCAATACTAATGGCGGCGGCGTTCAAATAGTTGCAGAACGCGGCAACGGGACTGGTGTCGGTGGTCGTATAATTATTGAAAGCAAAATAACTGGCGCGTCTCTTAGCGGAAGTTACATACAAATTGACCCCACTTTTATTAGTATTCAAGATGCTTCAGGGTCTACTTTACAGTTTGGGCAAGGCAGCTTAACGTTTACCGGCGGCAATGCAACATCTGATGTAACTGGTTATTGTCAATTTTCAGCATCAATTAGATTTGATGGCGCAGGTTATGGCCCAATTTCTTTTAACGGGGATGCAATAAACGGCACGTTCATAATTGAAGAAGCTGTTTTTGGAGTGCCTAAAATATCGTTTTTTGGTGCCCCTGTTGTAGAAAGAGCGGCGGCATACAACCAAACATACGTAACAGCATCCCGCACAGTCGCAAACCCGACATTTACCAACCTAGTAACCACCGCCGCCACAAACGTCGTCCCCTACGGTTTTACAACCCAAGCCCAAGCCGACGCTATTGCAACGAAGGTCAATCAACTCGCCGCTGACGTAGTAATCCTGCGCCAGCTTATCAACTCTCTCATCGACGATTCCCAAGCCTACGGGCTTGTTGCACCATAAGGAGCTTTCATGGCACGCACTCTCATCCCAATCAACACCCTTGTCGGGCGAAACACTATTTCTGCCGTCCAGCAAATCATTGCCGTGCGCGATCAACTGATTCGCACCAAAGGCATCATGGATCAGATCACCACCAACGGCACGGTGTTGTCGAATCTGGACACGGGCGAGGCCAACCTTGGCGCTGGTAATGGCGCGGTGGTCTACGCAGGCATTACCGACGTGATCAACAAACTGACCAGCACAACGGTGACGGCGTTCGTCACTGGGTTCGACCAAGGCTAAACCATGCTGGGCTTCGCGCCCATATCGGCGCTCCCAATTTCGGGGCTGCCGGTTGTTGTTGCTCCTCCTGAGCCACCTTTAGCGCTTTCGGGCTTTTGGGGCGGCTGGTGGGGCTACAAGACAAAACAAAAGCGTGAGGAAGAACAACAAGAGGTTGTAGAAGAAGTTCTAGCCCGCACAGCAGGGCCGCGCAGGACAAAAGCCGCACAGCCTCTCTCGGAAATCCTCCGCGCCATCAGCGCGCTTCCTGACGAAGCAAAGAAGACAAAGAAGCGTCGGCCAGCGGTAAAGAAACCGGCATGGAACGATGACGAAGACGTAGAAATTCTCCTCATGACCCTGCATTGAAGGTGTCGCATGTTCAAACGTTTTCTTCGCCGGTATCTCGGCATCACTCAACTTGAATCAAAGGTACATCACATGTTCCAAGAACTCGCACAACTCGAAGCCCAGATCAACGCACAGACCGTTCTCGTGACGCAAGTGGTTGACGCCATCAACAAGCTCAAGAGCCAGCCGCCGGTAGCCATTACGCCGGAACAGCTTGCCGCCATTGACGCTGCCACCGCTGCGCTTGCGTCCAACAACGCTGCGCTGACTGCTGTCATCGCCTAAGCGACACCAGTTCACCTGAGCCGCCCTCTGAGGCGGCTTTTTTACGCCTGTAGAGGCACGCACCTGGGCGCATCCAGGGTCCGCAAGGAAATCACATGTCTGACCAAGAGTTGACAGGGCAACCCGCGCCCGAAACAGAAGTACCAGAAACCGCGCAAGAGGCGGTGAACGACGAATCGCAGACGGATGGCGAGGTGGTCGAGAAGGAAGAAGTTCCGGCAGAAAAGACGTTCACTCAAAAAGAGTTGGACGAGATTCTCCAAAAGCGTTTGGCGAAGGCAGAAGCCCGATCTGAACGCCGTGCGAAAGAAGCGTACAGGGAAGCATTGCAAGCGGTTACGCAGCAACCACGCCCGACCTCTGAATCGTCCGAACCGACACGCGACCAGTTCGCAAGTGACGCGGATTGGATCGATGCAAAGGTCGAGCACAAGCTGCAACAGCGCGAGCGTGCGGCGGCATTGCAGCAACAGCAGGCCGCTCAACAAACGATTGCATCAAAGACCGAAGACCTCTATGCCAAGGCAGAAAAGGTTCCAGGCTTCGACCGCGAGGCGTTTGATGAACTGCCCCTGACGAAGACCATCGCATCGGCTGTTCTCGAATCCGAGTTGGGTCCGCAACTGATGGCCCATCTCAGTGCGAATCCTGACGACGCCGAGCGCATTTCACGACTGTCTGAAACACGGCAGGCCATTGAACTGGGACGGATCGAAGCACGCCTTCAATCTGCCCCGAAGACCACCAAGACCACCCCGCCAATCACGCCGATTGGACAACGGGGCACCACATCGACCGACCTTCACTCAGCCGACTTCGCTGCTTACAAAGCAATGCGAGCAAAGCAGGGTGCGCGTTGGGCGAGATAACCCATCCCATCTAGGAATTCATCATGTCAAACACTCTTGTCGTTAGCTCGACGCTGGTCGCCAAAGAAGCGCTGGCGATCTTGCAAAACATGCTCGGTTTCGCGAAGAACGTCAACCGTGACTTCCAATCCGAGTTCACCTCCAACCAGTCTCGCGGCTACTCGCCGGGTCAGACGATCAACATCAAGCGTCCGCCGCGTTACACATACCGCGCTGGTCGTGTTTCGGTTCCTCAGTCCACCGTTGAAACGTCGATCCCTCTGACGCTCGCTCAAGGCGGTACGGACCTCAACTTCACCTCGTTTGAGCGCACGCTGTCTGTGCAGCAGTTCGAGCAGAAGATGCAGGCCGCCGTTGCCGCTGTCGTGAACGAAATCGACCGCCAAGGTCTTGACCTCGCACGTCGTACTGTCGGCAACCTTGTTGGTACGGTCGGCACCTATCCGACGACTCAGGCCACGGCTTACGCGCTCGTGACGCAAGGCCAGCAGAAGCTCGACGAAATGGCCGCACCCCGCGACCGTCAGCGTGCTCTGGTGCTGTCGCCTGCAATGAACGCCTCGTTGCTGCAAGGCTTCGGCGGTCTGTTCAACGCTGCGGGTCCGGTGTCTGACGGCTACAAGACGGGTTTGTATCAGAACGCCCTCGGTCTTGATGTGATGATGGATCAAAACGTCACACGTCACACCAACGGCACCGCTGTTGCAACGACCAACACGATGAACGGCGCAAACCAGACGGGCACCACCCTGACGGTTGCATCACTGAACGGCACGATAACTCGCGGCACTGTTATCACCATTGCTGGTGTTAACGCAGTCAACCCACAGTCGCGTACTGACACGGGTGCGTTGCAGCAGTTCGTGGTGACCGCTGACGCCGCGTCTTCGGCCACGTCGATCTCGGTGTATCCGGCGCTCACCCCGTCTGGTGCTTTCCAGACCGTGACGGCTTCGCCTTCTACCTCGGCAACGATCACCATCGTCGGTGCTGCGTCGGCTTCGTATGAGACTTCGATCATGTACCACCGCGATGCGTTCACGCTGGCAATGGTCCCGATGTACGAGCCTCTGTCGGGCACGGGTGCCAAGGTCACGCAGATGTCGGACGATGGGTTCTCGGTCAAGGTCACGCAGTTCTACGACGGCGTGCAAGACAACAACATCATGCGTCTGGATGTGTTGTTCGGCTGGGCCGCCACGTATCCAGAGCTGGCCTGCAAGGTCATCGCCTAAATCTTCAAGCCCCTTCGGGGGCTTTTTGTTTTCCTCAAAGGAATCATCATGACTGTTCTTCTCTCCCGCGCTTATGCGCTGGCGCCGGCTGGTAACACCATCCAAGTGCCGACCGTGATCGAAAACGCTCTCGTCGCCAACAACTACGGCACGGTAGCTTCGACCTCTGCTGCCGCTGCTGTGACGACTGGTGCCCAAAGCACCAACCTGCCTTCGGGCCGCGTCACCATCGCCGCTTCATCTTCGTCGGTTGTTGTCACCAATCCTCTGGTTGACGTGAACACGAAGATTTACGCAGTGATCAACCAGGCCGCAGCTGATTCGACTCTCTTGCGTGTTGAGCGCATCGTTCCTGCTGCTGGCAGCTTCACCATCTACGGCACCGCCAACGCGACCGCCGCAATCTCGATTGACTGGGCAATCATCAGCCCGGTCGGTGGTCTGACCACGCCGCTGTAAGTCAAGTGCGGGGGCTTCGGCCCTCGCTCTTCAAGGAACACACATGGCCGTGATTGACATCATCAGTCGAGCAATGCGTTTGCTGGGCGTTTACTCCATTGGAGAAGTGCCTTCAGCCGATGAATCCGCAAGTGGACTTGCTGCGCTTAATTCGATGCTTGAGTCATGGTCTACGCAGAATCTGTTTATCTACGCGCAATCAACGAACCAGATCCCGTTGACTGCTGGTGTCGCGTCCTACATCGTTGGACCGAGCATCACGTCGGCTTTCATCACAACCCGCCCGGTTGAGATTCTTGATTCTTCTTACATCGACATCAGCGGAGTGTCCTACGCGCTGACCGTTCTGCCGCTTGAGAACTACAACGACATCGCGTTGAAGGCTGGTGTGAGCGGCATTCCAAGCGTCTTGTATGCGCTCATGACGATGCCCGACATCACGCTGACGCTGTGGCCGGTTCCGTCGCAAACGATGACGCTGAACCTTGTATCAAACAAGCTGATCACGTCCTT